ACAATATTAAGTACTGTTCCCTGAGTAAAAGCGTGGTGAAAATTTATTATTCGACCTTTACCACCATAATCAGTGGTACTACCGCCGCCGCTGGCCCCGCCGTCACCCCAACCACCTGCCGACCCTGCGAGTTGAAAACTGTAAGTTGCTGTTTTCGGAACAGTCCATTGTTGATAGCCTAAGTATGTCATGGTAAAATAAGAAGAATTTTCATCCCAAGTTGTACTGTACGCACTACGACAGTTAGAAAGGGTTGGCCCTTGTTGGACAGTCGAACCGTCACCGCCAGCACCTGCAGTTGTAAAAGTGTGCGAAGTGAAAGCATATAATTCAGCCGCTGTTGTTGAAACTGCACTACTTGGACTACTTGCAGGACTAGTTCCAATAGCATTAGTCGCAGTAACTGTAAAGGTGTAGCTTGTAGATGCTGTCAAACCAGTAACAGTTAATGGGCTAGATGCACCAGTTGCAGTTCCACCAGCTGGACTTGATGTGACAGTAAAGCCAGTAATTGCAGAACCACCATTATTAGCTGGTGCGCTAAACGACACACTCATCGTGGTCGCGGTTGCACTACCTGCACTTACTCCTGTTGGTGCGTCAGGCGGACTTGCGCCTGCGCCACCAATCATCATGTTTCGTATAGACATATTAAGTTAAACCTCCGCCGTTGATTACGAACTCTCCAGAAGCAACGCATAGAACAGTACATACGCCACGTTGTGCAAGAGTTCTATTGCCTGTGCTTGCTGTGCCAGCTTGTCTCAATGTCACACTAGTACCTTGAGTAATTGTGATTGAAGAACTTGAGTTGTTATAGATTGTAACGTTATCACCAACTGCAAATACACCAGTATTAATCGTTACACCTGCCGTAGTGTTAATGAATCTGCCAACGTCAGCGGCTGTTGCTGTGTATGAAGTAGACTGTGCATTCTGTGGCAATGTTCTTAAGTTACCATATGCATCAAAAACATAGTCACCAGAGTAAATTTTACCTGCGACACCAAGACCACCAGCAACTGTCAACGCACCAGTCGTAGAACTAGAAGATGCTGTAGTGTTTGCAACGTTAGCTGAACCAACAACTAGTGGCGCAAAAGTTAAACCTGCTGTGCCGAAGTTGACTGTGTTAGCTGGTGTCGCAGTTAAGTCTGAGAACAATTTGTAAACTTTATCTGTTGCGTCACGTACAAGACCAGTGAACTTTGTTGTTGCGCCTTCTTTGAACTCACCAACTGTACCTAAGTCAAGAATGTCGGATGCATTGTTTGCACCAAGGAACACGATAGGGTTTGTAACAGATAGTGAAGATGTTGAAACTGTGTTACCAGAACCTTGCAAGCTAATCGCACCAGTAATTGTTACGTTACCACCAACGTTCAAGTTACCAGCAAGACCAATACCACCGCTAACAACTAACGCACCTGTTGTTGTGCTAGAAGAGTTTGTTGGAATGTTGATAGAAACTTTAACACCTGGTGTAATTTCTACTTGAGTATTACCAGTCGAGAAACCACCAGCACCTAAAATAATTTTGTTAGATGTGCCGTTAGCACCTGTTCCAATAATTAAGTCACCAGTACCTGTACTGCCTGCAGGTGCTTCATAGAGAAGATATGCGTCATCTTTCTTTGTCAATGCAAAATCTGGATCATTATAGTTAGAACTATTGATACCCATTGAGACCCAACCAGAGTCTGTGTTACCCGTATTATTCATTGCAATGAATTCTGAGTATGCTAATGTACCAGTGCTTTGGTTAACAACCGCTACGTCAATCGCATCGTTAGAAGATGCGGCGCCGATGAATGTGTGTTTTGCTTCATCAGAATTAGCTTCTGTCAAAAATCCTGTAACTTGAGAACCTGATTGAACAGCACTTGATGCTTTAACTGTTGCCACAGAAACGTTTGCAGTCGCACCAGAAATTGTTCCGTTTGATGCAGTAATAGTTAACTTGTCAGTATTGACTGTGACATTTCCAATCAATGAGGATGTTCCACTAACAGCTAGATTACCAGATGTGAGTGTATTCGTTGTTGTATTGAATGTCAATCCAGAATCGTCTACAATCAATCCAGCTGTTCCAACAACTGGCACTCGTCCAGCAGTTAGTGATGCTGATGTGAGATTCGTGATTGCACCATTAGTTGAAGAGATAGATGTTGCAGTAAATGTTGTTGCAAACAGCGGAACTCTAGTTGCAACTTCAGCAGTTAATGCATCTACCGTATTTGCGGCGTCATTATATGACTGTCTGAATTCGTTAAACGTGTTTGATAACGCTACTTGTGATGGTGTTGTCATGGTTATTCTCTCTCTTTAGTAATTTTTAATAATAGATGTTTGATTTCGCCGAGGTCTGACTTGATTTTGTCAACTTCTCCACGAATCAATGCGATTTCGTTCGTACTCTTATTTATATCAGAAATTTTTCTTTTCTGGATTTTATACTTTAAGAGAGAATCAATATCCGTATTTAGAATTGCTTTAGAATTCCTGTCTCTCTCTGTGAACCCACGGACAGGTTCGGCAATTAGAATTTTTTCTACTATCATGCTAGTGCAATTCCTCTCAAATCTTTAACTTTTGATGCGAAACTTGGATTGCCAGACAAGAAGACAATCTTAATTGCGAAATACTTGTATCCTTGGAATGTTCTTCCATCAGGTGTTGTATATGCAACTACATTATTTAGAACACGGAAAATGTCTTGGCTAGAAGCAACTGTGGAGAATGCAGACTCAACTGTCAATGATGTGTTATTTGCAATCGTAGAAACCACACGTTCTGTTCTAGCAGTACCGACAGCAATTGTGTCGCCAATTTTCAAGTCTTCAACGAAGCGAGTAGATGTGCCAATAACCGTTGTTGATACGTTGGAGATTGCAACTGTGCCAGCAAGTAATTCAGAACCACCAGTTTTTGCTACAGATGGAACAACATACTTTTCTTCTTTGTACTCATTTTGATTGAGTGTAAACGTTTCTGTTCCAACCAATTCCATAGGAGTATAGAATTTATCGTCAAACGCATCTGTGTCGTTTTCGTTCAACAACTTAACATAAACTTTAATTGAAGTTCCTGGTGGACGATTGATCTTCAAATAAGTAACTAAATCTGCGGCTTCAAATCCGTCATTCAACGTCACAACTTTAGTGATGTATCTAGACTGTGAAGAATATGGTCCAGTTGGATTTTCTTCATTGCGAGTTGTCATTGCTTGACTGACTGCATTTGATGTAGTAAAGTTGTTTACGACAGTTAAAACTGTATTACTTGTTACTGAAGAAACTCTGCGGTATTCGTCACCGAAATATGCATATTCACCAGGGAATACTTGTGTTAGGAAAGTTGTGCCAGTGCCAATAACAACATTATTGCCAGAAGCGTATTCAACTGTTCCGTTTACGGCTGTGCTGTCTAAATTATTGATAACGTTTTTATCAAAGTGAAACAAAATATTTTCATTATCGATGTATGGCGTAATAAACTTATTGCTTGTAGACAATGTTGCTCTTACTTGCAAAGATTTAAATCCACTTGTTGTTTCTGAAGCCGTAGTAGAAATTTGTTTTCTAGAACGCAATACCAATCTTTCATAATTCTTAATTGTAGTATAATCAGAATCAACTGCAAATGAACTGTCAGCAGTCTTGATATCATACGTAATACTTGTTTCAGGAAGAACTTGATCGCTAATAGCTGGAGTCAATGCATCGTAAGTAAATGCAGTTGTTTGTGGAATATTAGTCCAATATGCAATTTTACTTGAAGTATCGAATTCTGCAACTCTCATTGTGAATTTCATATCAATGTTTTGTTTTGCTGTCCATGTTCTATCCGTTTGAGATGTGAATAATACTCCGCTATTATATGCTTGTTCAATTCTAGTCTGTTTGTCTGGATTAGTAATGTCAATTGCACCTAATTCGGCAACCCAAATTGCAAAATCTGGATCATTATTGTCTGGCTTAACAGCAAAACAATACTCATTACCAGGACTCAAATAGATAGGATTTCTAAATGTAAATTTAGTTGCTTTAGACGCATCCTCACTAATTAAAATGTTCTTGTTGTTAACAAGTGCCTCGTCTGTCATGCTAATAAATTGTGGAGATGGAAATCCATTTTCCATTTCACGAATTTGAACGCTAACATTTCTAGTGTCTTCTTGTGATTTTGTTCTAAAAAACAGATCAATAGAAGTTAAATAGAATCCTTTTGTAAATGTATCTGGATCAACATAAAAACTTTGAGACAATGGATCAGTATTTCCTGCAGGCGCAGGTTGAGGAATTGCAACTCTATTTGTTTCAACTGTTTGTTGGGAAACAACTCTCTTACCCAATGGTTTAATATTATTTGCGCCATTAAATATTACGTTATACGGGCGAGAGTTAATCGTGAATGAACCAGTTGTTTGTAAAATTCCTTGTGAGTAAATTATATTTCTTGCACTAGTTAATGTTGTGCCATCTGAATTCGTAGGGCTGTCTGTGACTTTGAATTCACGTTGACCTGTAAAAAATTTACCTGCTGGAACTTCAAACAACAAGAAAATTTCATTGTTTTTAACAATAAATGGTTGTGATAAAGATCCATCGGCAATAGCTTTCCAAGTAACGTTTTCGTCACCAAGAATCGGTCCATCACCAGCAACAGTAGATGGAATAAACTTGTCGTTCAATGTTTCTGCTGTAGTAGATGCACCAATTAACTGAATTTGATAGCAATTTGCAGTAACGTTGACGCCATCAAAGAATGCATAAACTCTAGAATTATTTTTTAATCCTTTAGCACGAATAACAAACTCACGTTTACGCATTCTAAGTGCGGCTTCAACTTGAACAACTCTATCAAACTTAACGTCTTGTGTAGACGATGTTGTTTGATTGCCTGCGGCTAATTGATTATATGCATCTTGTGTTACTGTACGCAATGCTGTAGTAACATTAAATTGACCAACTTGCGTTGTGCTTTGATTTGTGTCTGTTGTTGTCTTTTGACCAGTTGGACCACCAAGCCATTTTTGATTTAGTGGTGCAACTTCTGTATTCCATGCTTCAACTAATGCTTTCCAGTTATCTGCACCTTGGTCATCATTGTAAACAACTGATTTTGTAGGATCGTTTGTAGTCTGAAAGAAATTGTCTGTGAATGGTACAGCGATTAAGTCACCATTCCAAATAAAGTTTAATTCTTCAGCAAGTCTTAATTGTCTAGATGCTTTATCTTGTTTTAATCCCTTTGCTTCAACTTCAGTATACGGCAACATAATTTTGTTGCCAGAATTTTTAGTTGTTGTTGAAAGAAAAGGCGCCGTAGTAGAATAACGAAGACCAGCAGTCTTTGTATTGTCCTGTAAACATGTCAATAATTTATTTTTCTTATCAATAGCACAATCTTTACCATCATTAGACGTAGATGCTACAGCCCAACCTGTAAATGGATCAACAAGAATACCATTCTTAAATCTGTCTATTCCATCATTATCTAATTCTGTGGTGTCAGTCGCTTGCTTCTCCAAGAAACTCAATGCAGTAAAGTATTCAAGTCTTTCAAGTCTTTCATTTATTCTTGCAACATCACGCATAGTAAATCGTTTGTTTTTCAACAATCTAATTGTTACATCTGATGGCAATGAAGGATATGCTGGAATATTAAGTTCAGCAATTTCTAATGTGTCTGGCTTAGTTGGTGGAGATTCTGCTCTCTGATTACCAGCTTGTGCTGGAACACCATCGTTGATGCCAAACACACCAGCATTATTAATGTATACTTTAGCAATTCTGCCTTTGTAGTAAATCAAATCTGCGTCAAAGTCAGACCCAGATTCTGGAATACGTAATCCGAATGTGGGTATTTGATATGTGCCAACATCAATTGGATTCAAAGATGTATTTGCAGTTTTGATTGGTCTAAAGTCAATAGAATCACGAAGCCTAAAAACTCTCTTAGTCGTAGGACTTGTGAATATAGGAATGTCGCCAGTTGTGATTGTAGTATTTGATGTTGCATCATCATCAACTGGATATGAATTGACTGACGTATATCCAACACCCTGAGATGTATCGTGTGTAAAGTGGTCAAATACTGCTAACAATCTACCTGTTGGAACATAACCAGCAACTGGTGTAATTGTTCCGTGTTCGTATGCATAGTCACGTTGTCCGTTATCTAACACATAATTTGCAGTAACGTCTGTATTTGCTGTAGTAGCGGCAATTCCAAATGATGATGACTGATAAACAGCGTGTAACTGATATATGTCACCAACACCTAAACCAAACGGACCAGACAACAAATTTGGATGTGTGTTTGGTTGGATATTTGCATGTGTTTGGAAACTTAATGTTTTAACTTTTTCTCTAGCACTTGCTCTATCCATAGATGTAATAACATCAGCAGTGAATGTTGCATTTTCTTGAACATCAATAGATGCAGTACCTGGAGAAGTAACACTAACTGTTCGTGTGCTTCCTTTTCCGCCATTTGCAGAAAGAGACAAAATTGTTCCTGATGGAAGAATTTTAGTATGTGCAACGCCAGTAGCACCAGCACCATGCGCTGTTGCCAAAGTTAATGCTGTAGAACTTGCAATGGATGCAATTCTATGCGTAGTAGTTGATCCAATTTTAATTAGATCGCCGACATTGTATTGTGATGTGAATAGTGTGCCACTGCCTGTAACAGCAGTAGATGATGCACCCACAGTGACAGTGCCCGTCAACGCAGATGTTTCTACGTTTGCGCCAGCATTGTTAACAACAACCATGTAGAAATCATTTTTCTGTGTCGCATTTAATGTGTCTGTGCCAACAAACGTTTCTGTAACAGCATCAGTCGCAATTGTAGCTACACCAGAAGAGAATGAAACAGTAAATTTCTTTTTAAATCTAAAAGCAGTTTCAACGTTTTCTGATGAATCACGGACAGTTTTAATTGCATCATATGGCAATGGAAAAATCATTGTGCCAAATGATGTTTCTTGCAAAACAGCACCGGCAGTTGTTGTCACAATATCAGCAAATCGTTTTGGTGTTGCAGAATCAAAAACAGAACGAACGTCTTTAAAATCTTTTCCTGAATTCATTACAATATCGTACAAGTACAAATAGTATCTTGCATCAGCAGTGCCTTTAACACCACTCACATATTCAATAGAACGAACTCTTGCAGTACCAATTGCACTACCGGCTGCGGTTGCAGTTGAGTGCGCTAAGTTTGTAATAACTTGCTGTGGTGTATCGTATAGATCAACAGTAGTTGATTCCATAATGTCCCATGCACCAACAACTTCTTTGACTTCAATATATTGTCCATAATTGATTTGTGTTTTAGTCTGTTGCACATAAGCTGTGCTAAGACCCTTTTCAATTTCAATTGGAGTTTTTGTGATAATTTGATTTCTATAACCAGACACATAGGATGTGAATGGATCAACTTCAACCAAAAGCAAATCTGAATTACCACCTTCAGCAGAAGTATATCTGCCTGCATTGTCACCAGTCAACAAATGTTCACGAACAAAAACAATCGGATCAGACAAAGTATAATTGCCAGACTCTTCTTGTGTACGTTTTGCAAGAACTTCTTCTAATTTGCTGTCTACCGTAATTGCTTTTCTTTTTCTAGTAACACCATCTTCAATTTCTGTAATTGTGATGAATTCGTTTTCATCTGTAGTTACCGCATCTAACGCAATTTTTGTTAGAGTTGTATCAATCTTGAATCTATCTGCTCCAGGCGCCTGTGCGTTGGGTGTGCCTTGTGCATTGTCAACAAGACTTTGATCTTCAATGTAATCAACAAAAGATTTGTTTGGAACTAATCCAATTCTATAAGATGGTTCGTTTGAATACTTATCAAGAATAATTGTTTGTGTGGAATGTTTAACAAAATGGTCTGCAACATATACGACACCTTCAGAAACAGTAATCTTAGAGCCGTAGTTATAAATTTGTTGCGTTGCAAGGCCTTCGTCAACAACATTTCTTACTGCATTTGTTGCCGCGGCTAATGCATATGATCTGCCTGTTGTGTTTGCAGTAAAGATAGTTTCAGAATTTGCAAATGAAGTATTTGAACTTTGGTCTGAAACATTTGTTATATTAAGCACTTGATTTGCACCAGTGCTTAATGTCGTGTTTGCTGTTGTCGCAGTTAATGTTCCGGTTGTGTTTGAAACAAAGATTTTAATTGCACCAGAAATTGGGTCTGTATAAAATGTCTCAATCGTAGCAGTATTACCCGTTGAAAAAGTAATTGTGTTTCCTGTTTGAAGCGTAGATGGCGCAACGTTTACTGTAAGAACTTGCGTTCCATTTGTTGCATAACTAATAAACAATGTTTTTGGATCATCACCATCAATATCAGTAACTAGCCCAGAGTATGCTTTGATACCGCTGTTTGCACCGTAAATTATGCTACCAACAAAATTTGCAACAGCAACGGTGCTACCATTATAAGTAGGCTGAAGTTTGACGAAACTTAAATTTAAATCTAGATTTTGTTCACACCCGTCAACTAGTGCGCCTTGCTTGAAAAAATATTCAGCAAAGCGTCTAGTCTGCACTTGTTGAAGAGTTTGTGCTTGTGTGAGTTCTCTAGCCTGAACAGCACGTCCAGGACGATAGAGAACTCTTACAAACTTCTTATCTTCATCATAATCATCAAAGTATGGACTGGTGTCTAAGTCCACACCACCAGGATTTGTATTTGCCATTTATTTTCAAACCTACGTTTTTTTAAAATTAAAATTGAATGATTAGTTTAACGTCTTCAATTTGGTCAGCCGCTCTAGAGATTGGCACACGATTTTCAACATAGATAATGTCGCCGCTATATGGTTGTAAACCTGGAGTTGTAATAACTGCAATTGTTCCAGAAGCGGCTGATGTGCCACCAGAAACGCTTGCTGTGTTAGCGAACGGAAGGTTTAACGGCAACGTAGTGAACAAGTTAGGTGTTGTAAATTCAACAACGCTTGCTGTGTTAGATCCGCTAGTGACAGTTTCATCTAGTGTAAATGTGCCAGAGATGCTGGACAACTGATACTTAAATGACTGTCTGAAAGAAGATGCAACTGCTCTTGTAGTTGTGCCATACAAGTACGGATCACGAACGATACCAACTTGACGGAATTCGTTAGCTGTAGAGAATGTATTAGATTCTGTGCCGTCTAAACGAACGTTAAGCATGATGTACTTGCCACCAAGTTCTTCAACTGCATTAGATCCGTGACCACCTTTTGGTGAGATTACAGCAGTGGCGGCAGCGGCACCAGAAGCAAACGTAACTTGCGCTCTTGTGTATCCTGTACCTGGTGCTGTAATCGTAACTGCGGTAACAACACCCGCAACAATTGTAGAGTTAGCTGTAGCGCCTGTACCATCACCTGCAATAGTAACTGCTGGAGCGGAACCATAAGCAGAACCACCTGATGTTACGTTGACAACGTGAATACCACCATCGATTGCGGCCGCTTGAACATCCCACTGGTCTGTGCCATCATCCGAATCAAGTTTTTGCACTGGAATATAGTCATTTGTCAAAAATTTCAACGCTTTAGCAGTTGTGACTGTGTACATGTATTTCCAGATGTATCCGTCAGCGGCTGTAAATGGCGTTGTAGATACACCTGTTGGCTTTGTCGTTGATGCTGTTCCGCCGGCATTCTTCAAAACTTTATACACATTAAAGTCTTCAGTAATTACATAAAAATCGTCAGACTCAAGCAAGTTTGTGTCTTGGTCATTATATGCATCATAAACTGTGCCGGATGTCCAATTATATCTTGGAATAGCGTGTGTTACGTCAGCAGTAGTAATACGCTTGGCCGCATACATGTCACGCCATGGCGTGTACTCAACGTTTGCTGTCGAGTTTACTGGTGTTGGTGGGTTATTATCGTCTGGGAATGCCGTGTTCTTACCGATGAACAAATACATGATAGTATTTGATGTTTCAGAAAATGCTTCAGCGAACTGTTCTGCATTGTGTACTCTGAATTTTGTGGTTACAATTGATGCCATGTGGTTTTCTCCTTGTGAATATTGTACTTAAAGTTGTTTTTCATTTACTTATTTATACAAAGTTTTTTGAAATTTTGTTGATTTTGCGCTTGTCTACCATTATTTAGGGGGCTATTTTATGCTGGAATCCTGTATGCAACAACACCACTAAATGGGCTTGCTGGTAATCTATCTGTTATCATAAATGTGGTATTTGCAATGCTCTCTACTATGAAATACTCATTGTTGGCAACAAATACACTACCCACAGCAAAGCCGAGCGGCAAAGACTCGTTAGAAAAGTCTGTTCCAGAACCAATTACTATCGAAGCTAAACCTGAAAGTAACGAATCATCAATCACATCGATTGCAGTTGTGCTAAATGTTGAAAGCGATAATGTATTAAATCCTGCATTTGCAGAAGAAACTGTTCCCGCAATCTTTGCATATTTTATATAATTAGACTTAGTATATATTGTTGGGAATATTGTACCAAAAGTTTCCAAACTCAATGGCCTGTCATAGAACGTTCCCGATATTAATAAATCTCCAATTGCTTCAATTGGAATTCCATCGTATGGCAGAGAGTGGCCGTCAGTAGGACTTGCTATATCAAGTATAAATTCGCCTCTGAATATGTCAGTTGAAGTTGGCTTCGCCGCTTGTCCTTCTGCGTATGGAGACGGAGACATTTTGACTGTCGCATCGTATACTTCACCCAAAATTGCATCGAATCTAATATCAGATAATGTAGATATTGGTGTTGAAGAGTAGTCTGACAACAATTCATCATTATACAACTTGTATTTAAATCCATGTCCTTCAGCACGTACAACGATTTCTCTATCTACAGATAGATTGTTCAATTCAACATTAGTTACAGGTAACTGTTTAACGTATTCGTGATATATTCTTGGGAATCTGAAGCCTAAAGTTTCAAGTGTCGATGTTTCAAATGTTGTTGAAATTCCTTCATATGCCGATTGGGGTGTCACATCGGTAAATGTGCTACTACCAACTTCACTAATAATTACATCACTCAATGCAACATCATATAATGATATGATATTAAGTGCTGAACCTTTTGCTGGTAAAACAGAAGAGAATGCAATACTAACTTCTCCGCGCATATCGGACGCATCATTCGGCCCATATATAAAATCGTCAAGTTCAATATCTTGTAATGTTGATATTGAATCCGATGAGAATTGTTCAATTAAAACTTCGCCATATCTCTTTAGTTGAATTGCGTGTCTACCAACAACAAATTCTCTTTTAACGTCTACTGTTGAAGTGTCTGTCGTTGTTACTGATAATTGTTTAACGTATTCTTGATATTGTTTTGGCTGTGAATTGTATACTGTTCCAAACGTTGAAGTTTCGTATGTTGCTGATAGTCCTTCATATACACTCTGAGGTATAATATCATTAAACGTTTCGTTTAAGACTTCATTGATCGCAACATCACCCAAATCAATTTTGTATAGATAAATTAAGTTTTCGGCAGATGCAATAGATTCTGGTTTAATAAAAGAAACTATAATATCAGCTTCAACATTAATATCAACTAAACTTGATGGCAATACAATAAATTCATCGAAAAATGTATTTGCATGTGTTACGATAGGAAGTTCGGCAAACTCAGACAATAAAACTGAGCCATACTTTTTCAACGTAATTGCATGATTTGTTAATACATATTCTTTACTGATGTTGAGAGATGATGTTTCAACAACTAATACAGGCAACTCACGTTGCATTTCAGTTGACATAGATACGCCAACATCATTGAGTGTAAGGAAGATTGGTATTTCAGTATCAATGTCCAAATCTTCAGTAACAATAATAGATTCTAAAACTGGTATTGTTCCGCTAACAGCAAATGTTTCGTATTTGAGTCTTGTTGTTGTTGATAGAGTAGAAACGTCAATCGTATTGTCGATGAATAAGTTCAATATAGATTGATAAGCTGGATTCTCAGAATATGAATCACTAAATCTTACGTCTTGCAAAACAGAAATTGGTGTTGATCCAAAGTCATCACCATATACACCAAATGGTGTCAGAGGCAAACTGCCATATGTATTTTGGCCATAAGCAGGAACAATATCGAATTTTGAAATAACAAATTTTGTTGTCGGTAATGTAGCAGAATTTGAAGTTACATCTAATTCAAATGGAGTCTGAATAATAAATGAATGTCTGATATCGTCTTGATTGATTACAACACCAACATCTGTGATTCCTGTTTCTTCATCACCTTCAGAAACCAAGTGTATAACATACTCTTGAACATCCAACAGGTCTGTGCTAATATTAATGAGTGGTGCTTCAACTTTAATTGTCCAATTAATACTAGAGAATTCATACTCTGCACCTACAGTAAGATGCGTGAATATCTGAACAAGCATTCTGTGAATGTCTGCATTATTAATCAGTTCTGCATGAACGTCAAGATCGTTAAGAATCTGAATCTCACCAAAGTATATGAGTCCAGCAGGGTGGATGATTGATTTTAATGTATCTGAATACGTTTGAAAAGTTAATCCACTCTTGATAACATAAGAGTAATCTTGATAGTAGTATGAGTCTTGAATAATTTTGTAATCAATTTTACCATCATCATCTAGAAAAACACCTTCTCTAATTCCTAAACCAGAAATGACTGGGCTTAGTATTGCGTTTCCGTCACCAATAGTGGCCGCTGACGCATTGGCCGCACTATAGTCGATACCAAAATTTGTAATTTCAACAGCACGAATAGAACCAATACCAGTAATATTGTTTGAAGTGTCTACGCTAACGTTTGCACTTGTACCTTGAATGCCTGTTGCAATTAAGTTTGCGCCAGCACCAGTTGTAGATGCAACCGAGATAAGTGGAAGCAAACCCGGTGTGTAACCATCGCCAAAATCTGTTAATTCAATACGTTTGATTGGACCTTTTACTAACCAGTCTTCATTTTTAATAATGTCGTAGTAACTACCATCAGCCTTCATTTGAAATCCATCTTCAAACAGAAGATCGAATGTTGTGGTTTCTACAACCGATGCAATGATACCTGCACCACTATTGCCTGCATGAAGGCTGGTAATGATAAGTGTATTGCCAACACCATAATTGGTACCAGCATTTGAAATTGTAATTAACTTATCAGACAATAATCCTAAAGATGCGATGGTTGTGTCTTGTAGTGTGATAGAAGGTTTCTTAAAATATCCTTCACCTCTATTGAGAACAGATACTTCAGAAATTTCACCAACAGTAAATGTGTTTGCGCCAGAAGTTACGCTGTATGTGTTTGCAAGCGCAGTGACTTGAACAAGAAATCCACTACCACCAGTTCCGCTATTGTCAATAGTTGCGTTAGTATTTAATTGATATCCATGTCCAACTGTATTTACTTTTAATGCACTAATCGGAGATTCTTTAATTGATGAAACTTTAGCTTGTGCCTCTGAGCCATTACCAGTAATTGTAATAACATCGCCGTCTTCGTATCCAGAACCGCCATCAACAATTGTGACACCCGATACAATACCATAAATTGTTGTGATAAGATTATCATCATCAATGTCTTCAATGTCTTCACCCGCGGCAAATGTTCCACTCACAAGTTTGAGTGTCATCTCAGCGACTTCTAACGAACCAATAAAGAATTTTTTGATATCAACTACGTTTGCAAGAACACCAGAAGTCTGCCCACGAATAGTTTTATTTAAATATAAAAAGATATCTCTAGAGAAAGGTGTACCAGTTGCATCTATACCAACAGCTACAGCTTCTGTTCTAATGATTTGTGTCTTTTCAAAGTTACCATCAGATATACGGAGAACATCTTCTCCTGGATAATAGAAATCAACACTTTCATTGTATAAAAGTTTGAATAAGAATCTGTAAGACTGTTCGTTACTCTTAGATTGGAAGAATTCTCTAAATTTTGATGCAATTAATCTTTTATTTCCATAATATGTTATTGGAATACTAGGATATAATTCTTCTCTCAAATAATCTACATAAGTATCTATTGATGTTTCGATATTACGATAGTCTAATAATTTTCCTGATCTGCGTACAACATTATCTACAACAGAACTTATTTTTGCGGTTGCACCAGAAGTTTGACCAGTTACAGTTTCATATAAATTAAACGGAACTCTAGTCTCAATCGAAACGATTAAATCGTTAGCAATACCAATCTCTTTAATTTTTGCAGTTGCACCTACAGTTGCACCAACTATAGTTTCACCACGTTGAAATGTACCAACTTTGTCAGTAAATTCAATTTTTGAAGTTTGCATCCACTCATAGTATGCCTTCATAAACAACAAAAACTTTTCAGAATCGGCCGCAAGGTCTCCTGAAAGTATTGTCTCTATACCAAATGATGGTTTGAATTTAGAATCTGACATTTTTATATGTTTATCTTGCTACCAAACTAAGGGAATTATCGTCAACCATAGTTATGTCAATGTCGGTAGCCCGAATTGATAATATTTGACCTCTTAACGGAAGAATGTCTTTATTTTGAGGCGCCGCAGTTATTTTTAATGTTGTTCCGCCATCATTAAATGAAGTTGGCGCAAAGTTTGTTAAAATAATTTTACCTGTAGTATAGTTGATTGATCCAGCATTAACAGACACAGGAATATTTTCAATACCTAACACTCTGTATATACGAATTATGCCATTGTTATCTTCTAAGAAGCAATTTGAGAATCCACCAAAAGTAAATGAGTTAGATGTGACTTTGTTACCAACACCATTTGGATGGGTTGATGGTCTACCATTTGTTGCATTGTCAATTGCATTTGAGAAATTGATCTCATATCTTGTGCCAACGCCTAATTGAACGTCAAGTTCTTTTCTCATTTGTGCTGTAGTCACGCTACTTAAGATTGATCTTTCAGAAACGTCAATTAGTCTAGATAATTTAGAATATCTAAAGTAAGTTCCGAATGTGTCTAAGTCTGTTAAACTATAATTTTGAATCGTAGCCAATACTAAAGATTTAACAGAGTCAGCAGATAGAGATGTTTTTTTCGCATCGTAATTGACTGACGTACTTACTTCAATGTAGATGTAATCGGGATCAACAATTTCGGTCTGTATCGTTAAAACTTTTTTAGGTTTAATAACAGAATTTATTAAATTTATTTTTTCTGTTGCAGTTAACACATCACCTGTTGTTGGCTTAATTGCAATGAATACTTTTCCAAATGTTGGCGGATCATTATCTTCACCACCCCATACGACAACAGAGTTGACAGTTGGTTGACTTAACAGTAATGATTTGTAATCTTCAGCAGTCACCACACGATTCTGTGCTTCATATGATTTTGGAGCATTGAATTTTATCTGTGCTGGTGTTTCTCTGTTTGCGCCACCCACGGCTGGATCAGTAGCAGTAAATGTTGCAGTAAGAACACCTGCAATTGAATCGGAATATGTGAGTGCATTTATATCATTTGCCAATGCGCCACTAGAAACCAAATATCTAATCACAACAATGTTTCCATTGTCTAGTGCAACACCAAATGTGCCTTCACCAAATTTTATTTCGTACTGTCCATCTTCTGATTCTTGCAAGAAATAAACTAAAGATGTTGCATCTATTTCAACTAAATTTTCAGATAATGTAAATGTTCGTGTCGTGCTATCAACAGCAGAGTTCAAAACTGTGACTACCAGAGTTGTGGTGTCTACTGTTGCGTTTGGTATTAAAAATCTTTGATCTGGATCGGCGGCTACGACACTATATCGTGTCGTTATTACTGAACCTTCTTTTAGCGTAATGTTACCAGAAAATACACCACTTGCAGAAAAAATAGTTTTTGAATCAACATTTGAAAAGATAAAAGATGTGCCATCAATCGAACCAACAAATTTAGTAAATGCTGGAATATTAATACTCGCAGGAGAACCACTCACAGTTAATGCTAGAGTTCCTGTGATAGACGCTGACGATGTTGAACGTGGCAC